CAGTATATGGTGAAATCAGAGGCTGTAAATGTAGGGTATGTATTATCCAAAACTTTTTCGTATTCTTCAGATACTCAGCGCGGCGATTGCGGTGCTCTCTTATTCAGTAATATGAAGAATAATAATGGGAGATGTATTATGGGATTCCATGTTGCCGGTTTAAAAGACTTTGGTGTATCTGCTATCTTAACTCGAGAGAGTATAGAGAGTGATATGAAGTCGATAGGTTTGAGAGGATCACCCATACAGGAAGAGGATGATCTACCTCTAGAAACAGTATACGAAAATACTTTGAATACACAATCAGGTATCACCGTACTTGGAAAAGTACCTCAAGAATTAGCAGCTCCTATACCATTCAAATCTAGTATTAAGAAAAGTCGTTTTTATGGTAATTTACCAGCCCCGTATGATAACCCCGATACGATGCCAGCTCATTTGAAACCTTTTTATGATAAAGAGGGTAATTTTATAAATCCACATGAGAAAGCATTACATAATTATGGGAAGGATGTGGTTTCAATATCCAATATTTTGTGTAATCTTTCCGTTAGTAGTTATGGAAGGATTATAATGAAAGAAACGGCCGACTATATTTATGATAGAAAAGTTCTTATAACCTTTGATGAAGCTTTACATGGCTTTAGAGGAGTAGGGCCAATCACTTCGTCTACAAGTCCAGGTTGGCCAATGAATCTAGATAAAAACAATCCCAAGAAAGCTTATTTCTCAGAGAGATCGACTCAGGAAGAAAAACTAGCTGCATATGAGGAATTAAAACGCCAGTTCAATGAAGCTTTGGATAAGTACAAGCAGGGAGTGAGGCCAGTATGGTTGTACGTCGATTGTTTGAAGGATGAGAAAAGAGCTATGGAAAAATGGTTGTCGGGTAGTACTAGATTATATTCTGCGGGTATGTTCATTTATTTGTTACTCGTCAGGGTATATTTTGGAGCTTTTATGGCAGCTTACATAGAAAAAAATATTATAGTTGGGTCTGGAGTAGGAGTTAATCCTTACGGAGACCAGTGGTCTATTATAGTTGATCGATTGCGTATCCATGGTGAGAGACAAGATGGTATTCATGTCGGAGCAGGAGATTTTAGTAAATTTGATGGACACGAACAACCATATTTGTTGAATGGGGTATTAGATATAATAAATACTTGGTACGGACACGATGACAAAGAAGGAAATAAGATACGTACTGCTCTTTGGGCTGAAATAACCAATTCACGTCATATATATGGACAAACTGTATATGAATGGATAGCATCTATGCCATCTGGTAATCCACTGACTATAATAATTAATACAATGTATAACCAGTTATGTTTCAGATATGCTTGGTTAGAAGGAGATTTGGATATTAGTGAATTTAATAAAAATGTCACTCTAATTGCTGTCGGAGATGATTGTATATATTCGGTTTCGGAGAAATATGAAGATTATTTCAACGAATTACTTATGTCTAACCTGATGAAAAAGGTCGGAATGGTATATACTACCGAAACTAAAGGAGAGGCTGTAGTTAAATTTCGAAAAATAACTGAAGTTGAATTCTTGAAAAGGTCTTTTAGAAAAAGCGCTAGAGTAGGAAGGAGATTGTACGATGCTCCCCTCAGATTGAGTGCTACTATAGAAATTTTGAATTGGACCAAGAAAGGAATGCAGGATGATGAAATAGCAGTAGATAATGTAGGTGTAGTTTTACGTGAGTTAAGTCTACACGGAAGAACAACATATGATTATTGGTTCCCTATTTTATCTAGTCTTCTTCACGAACATTATGAGGGCATGATACCCAAAGGAATTTATTCAGCAGACCATTCTGTGGTATATAATGAGGTTGTCAAGGACACCTCGTTTAGGTACTAGTAGAATAACACCCCAGCTATGGGATAAATAGTCGGACTCAACCGAAAAAGCGTTTGCATCTACGTACAGATGTCGTCAGTAAAGGCGTTAAAATCAAAAACTAGGATAGCCACCTTATTAAATAATTATGAAATTTACAACTCGAAAAGAAATAACGTTGGCCAACAGAAAATGTCGGAAATTGAACCCGATCCGACAGCCTGCCAAGGTAAGCAAGCGTTCCACCCACGAACTGGAAATGCAGTCAGAAATAGGAGATAATCCTTCTGGCCGCAACGCCCCAGAAGAGCAGGTAGCTACCGAAACGAATTTAGCTACCACTCAATTTGTTGATGATGCTATTGTAAAAGTAGAGGAGGAAAATTATTATTCAACTCTATTAAGCAAGTATCTCAACATGAATGATTCTCAGACTACTGAGGAATCTATTCATTCTTTCTTACAGAGGCCTATTAAATTAGCCTCAGGTAATTTTGCTACTACAGATACTATTACGACTTTTACTGATGTTACTTTCCCTAATCTTGTATTTGCGAACGCTAATGCTAAGATATGGAGAGAAAAACTTAGTGGATATTATGGTATCAGATGCGATTTCAGAATTAAGATTGTGTTCAATTCTAACCGATTCCAACAAGGGAGATACATGATGGTATGGATGCCCATGTGTGGAGCATTTTCAGAACCTACTAACATCAGAACTTTAATCAGAATTAACGAGATGCAACATACTCTAGTACAACGTACTACTTTGAAGCATGTTGAATTCGATATAAATTCAGGCACTTCAGCAGAATTGGTTATTCCATATGCAAGTGTAGATACTTTCTTTCCTATAGAGAAGGTCATTGCTGGGACATACGATAGAATTTTAGGAGTTTTATCGTTGTGTCCGTACTCACCACTTGTTGCTCCCTCAGGTAGTACGGTAGTACCGTATACTATATATGTGAGTTTGGAGAACGTTAAATTGTTCGGTGTAGTAGAACCCCAATCTGGT